ATTGAGCGCGGTAAAGCTTCTGTTGCGCAATAAATGCGCCCTCGGTCGCGCTAGCGCCACCATTGATTGCGTCCACCTGTGCGCGCAATGCAGATAACTGCAACTCTGCGCCAGCGTTTGCCTTGTCTATTCGCGCCTGCTCAGCTTGAGCTGCTTTGTCCTGCTCTGCGATCCAGTCGCCCAGCCAGTCTTTCTGTTTTTGCTGCGCAGTGATGTTGGTCTGAATCGCGGCGAGGCGTTCTTTCTCTTTTTCTACAGCCGCGTCAAGCGCTGCTGCCTGGTCGTAGAGGGCAGCGGCTGTTTCTTCTGCTACACCTTTGTCGACCTGGCGCTGTATCGCAAGTTCGCGCTGCGAAGCGGCCTGAGCGTCAATTGCCGAGGTGCCGCTGTCAATAGCGCCTAGCTGTTCGGTGATCACAGCTAGCTGCTTCTCAGCGGCTGCCTGCGCCTCTCTGCGCTTTTCTGTGTTTCCTTCCAGCTCGTTGTTTATTTCTTCCTCAACGGAATTGAGTTCGCGGGAGGCATTGAGTGCCTGTTGCAAAAGCGAAGATACACCGTCAAGCAATCCAGATCGGCTGCCGTACGTTTCGTTTAACTCGGCTTCCTCGCCAGTCATGTCGCGAATGGTTTTCGAAGTCTGCTCTAGCAGCCCAAGAAGAACACGCTGGTTTTCAGATTGGAAATCAATTCTTGCGCCAACACCTGTCGCATACGGGTCAGGGTCAACTAGGTCTATGCCGTAGCGTCCCTCCTGCACTGCTGTTAATTCGCTAATCAGGTCGTTGAGCGCTTGCCGCTGCTGCTCGATGTTGCCGAGCAGATTGACTGGGTCACTAGCTGCTGCCTCACGGCGCTGCTGATTGAGATTGTAAAGCGCATCGCTTAGTAGCTCGGCCTCTTTGCGATACTCACGCGCAGCCGTCTCGCTCTCTTCTGCGCGTTCTGAGAACATAAAGAAAGCGCCACCGACAGCGGCAGCAGCCCCCGCTAACGCACCGAATACGCCCATGCCGCCAAGAAGCTGCGGTAACTGTTGAGCAAGAGCGAGGGCGGCGTTTTGACCGCCTGCAAGCTGAGTTGCAAAGTCGCCAATTTGGTAGCCGGCATTTTGCATCTGCCAACCAAGCTGGTTTGTGAAACCTGCTGCTTTTTTAGAAGCAAGCCCGAGGGAATTGTAATTAGTCTTAAGAATGGCCAGTTTCTGGCTGTATTGCGTGGCGCTTATTTTCCCGCTGCGAAACTCGTCATCAAGCTTGGATTGCGACTGCTGGAGTTTCAGCGTTGCAGCTTTAAGTGCCGCAGATTCTCGCGCTTGCTTGTCGTAAGCACCGGAAAGCTCATCCGCTGAGCCTTTGGCCTCCTTGCTGGTTTTAATGGCTTCTTCGAGCTGCGAGACGTCAGCGCGAATACTGATTTCATAATTGCCTAAATCGTTATCCGCCACGTTTCACAGCTCCTGGGGGTAGTTTTGATTCGTCGATGTACGGCGCCGGGCAGTTCGGGTCTCGACTTGCGTTATGCTGCCCAACGTACGCTCTTGATGCATCCATGAGTAGCAGCGATTCAACACGCGCCAGACTTGGGTGCATCATCTCCGACCAGTTGCGGACATCCGACCAGTCGATTGGCGCCATCCCCATTCCGCCGGATTTGCACCAACCCAGATCACCCAGCCAGTGCGCCAAGTACCCCGTTGTATTGAGAGGCGGCATACTTAGCACCAAATCCGTGGCGGTTTCCCGCCTCGGTCTAGGCTGGTCGTTTTTGTCACGCTTGTCTGGCGTGCAAGCAAGCCATGCGCCGTGGCGAGCGTAGAGGGTTAGCTCTCGCTCGCACTCGCTAAAAAAGTGCTGGCTCTCGTCAAGACGGCGTATGCCTGGGCCAAGAAAACCTCGTTCTCGCGTTTCGCAAAAAAGGCGCGTCTGGCTTCAGCGTTGCAAGGCGCATCCTTCTTGCCGTCAGTGAAGCCCTTCCAGCTTTTTACGCCAGCCACAACGTAAGCGATACGGTTGTCTTCGCCATCTTCGGCGTTGGCTTTCTCTGCTTCCAAGGCTTTTTTGAATTCCGGCAAGCGCGGGGCAATCAGCTCCAACTCCACACCCTCGATTGGCTCCATTTTGAGCGGATCAAGCAGCGGGATAGTGTAGCTGTCGCGCAATTCGTATTTGGGCTTGTTAATATCAAACATATGTGTAGCTCCTGTCAGGGTTGATCCTGTCAGTTGTAATAACGGCCGCAGGCGCTGACAGGGCCACCCGCGACCGGCACTAGGTGCTCTTTACGGAGCGGCTACGCGAATCACTCGGCCGGTTACTGCAAGCTGGACAGAAATCATCTGGAAGCTGTTGGCGTCAGTGCCTTGGTCTTCAAACGAAGCTACTTTAGCTTTAAAATATCGTTTACTACCGTCAGCGTAAACTCGCTCAAATGCCGCTGTGGTGCGCTTGTTAGTGTCGTCGAATAGCGTATTGAGCAGATCTTGACCGGCGTCGCCCTCCAGTTTAAGTATCATCATGGTGGGATCGCCGTAGTTAAACTGTCCGATCCCCTTGATTACTGCGTCAGTATCAAGCGGCTCAGCAGTTGCGATTGGTGCAGTGCCACCGATATTTCCGGGGTCTGTGATGCCCGCGATGTTGGTATAGGTTAGCGCCTCGTAGCCCGCCTGGTCTTCGGTAGCCGGCAGAGTCAGGGATACGCCGTTCGTTTGGCCGGCCCCTAAAAAAGCTTGATCTTCAATTGCCATGGTTTTTCCTCAAAAGTTGGTTGCAACCACGGCGATTATATCAGCTACGCAAGAAGTGTGCCAAGTATTACAGCGGCGAGGGGAGATCGGCCCATTTGAAAACAAGTCGGCTCTTTTGAGTGCTATCCAGTGCGCCGGAAATCGGGAACTCTTGAACGAAGGCGCGACCGGTCAAACCGTTGCCGTCGGTAGTGGTGGCAGTGAGCGTCAACACCTCACGATTAGCCAGCGCCGTGCGTGCACGGGCAACGCCAGCGTCGGACAAGTCTAAATACAACTCAAGCGCGCATGTGCCGTAGTCAGCAACGCCTGGTTTTGAGATCGTCTTGCCGTCGGGTAGAGGCACAACAACCGGCGCAGGAGCCTTAGCGTTGCTCATGTCGTAGCGAATGACGCGCCCGATAGTCAGACCATCAAACGCAAACGTAGTGCCCTTTGCATCCAATAACGCCACTATGTGTCCTCCCTGAAGACTTCGACAACAACTTCCGCCATCGGCCTATCGTCTTCAAGAAACGACGGCGAGCGCGGGTTGTTGAGCGTGTTGATTTTGTAAGCGCTGCCAGCGCCACCGGTTGCCGTTCGGCACGCGCGGGCTACAGCCGCTGAGTCTTGTTCGATTTTTGGTAGGTCGGCCAGCTCGCCGCCGATTAAGTAAACGCTAATCATGTGTCGCTGCACGTAAACGTCACCGCCGCCGTTCGAGTCTTCACGAAACAGCATGACGCGCTGCCCTGCCGTGCCAGCGTCATCAAACCGGTGATAACGGATAGTGTAATCAGTCGTCAGGCCCTCAGAATCGAGAAAAGCCCGCAAGTCAGCAATAGCGGTCATACTTCCAAGTCCTCTTTCACGATAGCAGGCCAGCTTTCTTCAATGGCTCGCTGCATGCCTTTATTTAGAAAGTCCGGCTCAGCGTCAGGATCCCAGTACCGGCCCTTGCCTGTGCCGCCAAGCCGTGGCTTGCCTTTCAGTGTGCCGGGCATCTTCGCCACCCACTTGGCATAACGGGCTGTGTAGCCTACGCGCCCTTCAATGTACTTGGCAAAGTCAGTCACGTTGACAAACCTGGAGTTAATCAGGTTGCCCGTATCCACTGGTGTCAGCTCAGCCGCCAGCGCAGACGCATCAAACAACAGCCGATTGAGCGCCCGTTCTACGCGGCCATCTTTGTAGCTTCTAAGCTCTTGCTCTAAGGCTTCGAAAGGATTGCTCATTCGGTGAACGCCTCATACACAGGCTTCGCTCGCCCCGCGAACGCTTGCGGGGAATATTTGCCAACGTCACGAATACGCTCTGCACCATCGACGGGCGAGGCGCTGCTGGAGTGATCGCCAACAGCTATATACTGGGAGCGCGTGACTTCGTTGATAAGCATAAACGTGCTGCGCGGCACGAACTCATTGCCGCCCATGTCGCGGCGTGTTTTGCCACCGCTTTTGTACGCGCCCTTGACTGTGTACGGCTGGCCGTAGCTGGGGAGGCCGTACTCGTCAGTTGCCCCAATGGGCCACACTGTCATTATCTCCGTCGCCCAGTGCGTCAGCATTACAGCACCTCAAACATTATCGAGTAATCACTAAACAGCGACGTCACGCAGCCGGTTTTGTCCAGCATCTTTAATTGCTGGCCGTAGCTCGTGCGATCAATGCCAGACGCGTCAGCTTTGTACTTGATGCTGTCGCCAAGTGGCCCTGTCATTGATTCGACGCCCGTAGCGGCCTGGCTTGACGCTATCAAGTGCCCGGCGCCGTTCAACTTCAGTAGCGTCTGTTTTGATGTCGGAACGCCGTAGCTGTCAAGGCAAGCGTCAGCCTCGTCAATTACGTCAATATACGCTTGCACGATTGAATCCGGCAGGTCAGTGCCCGTAAACTCTCGAACGTCTGCGATAGTGATTGCCGCTGCCATTACTTATTCCCCAGAAAGAAACCCACGCCGGCCGCCGCAACGACGCCAGCCGCCTTAATTATAACAGACCAGATCGGCGCGAGCTTGTTGCTCGCTGTGGGCGTCGTGTCTTTCCATTGCTCTCACAAGCTGCTCTGCTGTGTTCGCCTGCTTCTCGATAGCTGACAAGACGCGTTCAAGCGTCCCGCTCATGCTATCGACTTTGCTGGCGAGCACCTTAATTTCATCCGTCATAATAAGTTGGCACGATTCTTGAATATACTTGGATTGTATCTGAAACTGGTGTATTGTCGCAATAACACACAACTGGGTTAACAAAATGACACACCATGCCGAATCGCGCGCAGATGACGCGTTAGTTGGCGATGCGCCAGAGCTTTTCGCAGCGTTTATCGCAAATCTCGATGAAGATGGACTTGACGCACTGCGGCGGATGCTCAAAGATGACGAAACAGAGGCAGGCGACTTGCTTTACAATAAACTGACAGAGTACGCGGAGAAGCTGAAGCCATGAGGCGTGCAACAAGCAAACTGAAGCAAGAGCAAGCCAGGATCGCAGAAGACATGAACGCCTACTTAATGCGTGGCGGCAAAATCAAGAAGCTGAAGCAAGGTGAATCCAGCAATGAGCAAGTACCGCCAACACGACGATACCCCACTATGGCGCGCTAATGAGCGTACACGGTGCGACTGCGAGGGCTGCAAAGCGTGGCGGTTATCGCCAGGTGGTCTCCT